ACTCCGGGTAGATTCTACACTTTGAATACCGATGCTTTTGCGATTGCACAGGCAGAAGGGTTCACAGTAAGAAGCACCGAGACAGATCAGGATGATTTCATTAAAAACTTGGTTACATATCGTGCAGAGGCAAGAATTGAGTTACTCTCATTCCAACCTACTGCTGCTGTATATGGCAACTTAGGTACATAATAGTTGGGTGGTTTGTTGTTCATGTGTGGGGTGGGGCTTATGCCCTGCCCTTTTTTATGGTTGACGGGTTACAAAACACTTCTATAACTGATGAATTAAATTTGTATAACACAAAACAAATCACATGAAGCGAATACTAGGATTTATACTATTAGCATTATTCATTTTTGGTTTTAGTTACTTCTTATCTTGGGGGCATGGGATTTCCTTATTTTACGGTTTTTTAATCCTTATTGCAATCCCAGTTCTTTACATTTTAATTTTTGCAATACTTTCTTTAATTAATTACTTAATAACTGATGATTATTAATGAAAGCAATTTGTTTAAATCTCAACAGACGAACAGACCGATGGGAATCGGTACAAAAGCAGTTTAAGCAGCAGAAAATAGAAGTAGAACGTTTCGCTGCTATTGAACACGAAGATCCCAAACAATCCTTTAACCTTTCATCCATTGCTATACTTCAATCCATCAAAGAGAATACAATAGTATTTGAGGATGATGTAGTATTTGTTTCTAATAAGTTTACCGATGTAATGGCTAACCTACCTGAAAAATGGGATATGCTGTATCTAGGTGGCAATGTATGTGAAACGTTGAATGATCGGGTTAATGATTATTGGTGGCGATGTACGGACACATGGACTACACACGCTGTTATTTACACTCCGAAAGCTGCAAAGTATATCCTAAGTAAATACGACCCTACAAAAGCTGTTTATGATGATTTCTTAAAGCATAAGATACAGCCGAAACTTAATTGCTATATCTGCAAACCTTTTATTTGCGATCAAAAGGCAGGTGTTAGCGATCTATGGGGCGGTCATGTAGAATATGGATTATTACACACTCAATCAAAATTGGTTTAACATGAATAAGATAATTGCATACTTGAAAAATTACGATTGGGATTTGTTATTAGCAAGACTGCTTATTTTATTTTCATTCATTGGTATAGGTATTCTTACCTGTGGTCTTTTTTACATTATTTACTTATTCATTAAACGTGTTATAAGCTAATATGACCCACCTAATTACATACTGCTCCGATAACATGACTATATCCGCCAAACTTTGCCTTTTATCAGGATTAAAGAATGGCTGTCATTTCGGTACTTGCTATACTCCGTATGATATTGATGAGGAATTTAGAAAGAATAATAAGGAGATATTAGATGAACCTAGAGGGAATGGGTACTGGTTATGGAAGCCATATTTTATCTACGAAAAGATGAAATCTTTATCCGATGGGGAGATACTAATCTATTCAGATGCAGGTGTAGAGTTTATCAATGATATTAATCACATTATAAACGTAATGACAGAGGATATTTTCTTCTTTGGAAATAACTATAATCATGTTGATTGGTGTAAGGGGGATACTTTAATAGAAATACTAAACAGAGATATGCTTTGCTTTTCTGATAAACAAATTCAAGCAAGCGTTATAATATTCAAAATAAATAATGAAACAAAAGCATTTGTAAAGCAGTGGTTAGACTATTGCCAAGACAAACAATTAATAGATGATTCACCTAGTGAATTACCTAATTTAGATACGTTTGCTGAACATAGGCATGACCAAGCTATATTAACTTGTTTAGCACTTAATGACGGATTTTCCTTCCATTACTGGCCAGCCTCCTACAATGACGGTGCTTTTCACTACGAAAAGATTGAACAGTATAAAGGAGATAATTATCCGATCATATTTCACCACCACAGAAAACGTAATAACGAATGGAAATAACTAAACAACGGTGGCAAGAGGCACAGATAGCAGAAAGGCAGCATCATCAATTAACCCGTGATGAAGGTCGTGAGCATTACCGTAAAACGTATGAAATATACTTCGATTACCTAAAGACTGATTTTAACCACGAAGGTAAAACGATCATTGAAATAGGGTGTGCCGATTTCCCTGCTCTTGAACATTGTAAAGTAAAGAAAGGGTATTTAGTAGAGCCGATGCCGTCTGAACATTTGAAAGCGTTAATCAGTGAAAGGAACGATTTAGAACTAATCGCTGCACCTGTTGAAGAAATAGAATTACCAGAAGCTGATGAGATATGGCTGTTAAACGTAATGCAGCACGTTATAAACCCTGATCTGTTTATTAGCAAGTGTAAGGCAGCGGGTAAATTAATCCGCTTCTTTGAGCCTATAAACTGGCCTATTGAGATATATCATCCACACGCTTTTACATTCAGCGATTATCGGGGATGGTTTCCTGATTGCGATCTGTATAAAGGGGATAAGAAAGAATTTCACACAGCAGAATGTGCATTTGGAATATGGTTACAGCATTAAGTATAAATACAGGCGGTTTAGGTAGGTTTGGTAATCAACTATTCACCATTGCAGGTACTATCGGTACAGCGATTAAGAACGGTCATGATTACGGGTTTCCTAAGTGGATCAATAAAGATAATGGACTGTTTGGCGATACAGTCGAAGAAATGGAACAGTATTTTGTTAATCCATTACCTACTATTCCTGATAGTATCCGTTGGGAGGAAATCGGGTATAGATGGAACTACGAACCGATTGAATTAGGTAAAGGGAATTACAATCTACACAGGCATTTTCAAAGTCCTAAATACTTCGATACCGCAATGGATGAGGTAAGGCATTATTTCAGAATGAAGGATGAACCAGAACAGAATGATTATGTAGCGATCCATTACAGGGCGGGGGATTATGACCTAGACGATAACGGGTGGCATCCTAGATGCAGTAAGGAGTATTATCAGGAAGCTGTTAAACAGTTTCATAAAGGAACTACATTCTTATTATTTAGCGATGATTATAAAGAAGCAAGTTATGTATTTGATAATATACACGATGAAATATCTATCTACGCATCTTTAGCAGAAAGCTATTTAGACGACTTCAAACTAATGAAACGCTGTAAATCATTCATCATTGCAAACAGTTCATTTAGTGCAATGGCAGCGTTATTAGGTGAGCATCCTGATAAAAAGGTAATAGCACCGTCCAAATGGTTTGGAAAGGCAGCAGATCCCGTACAATGGGAAACAAAAGATATTTATCACGAAGATTGGGTAGTAATTTAGACTAAAAAAATTAGCCCAAATACTTTAGTATTCAGGCTAGATTTTGTACATTTGAGATAACTACAAAACAAATATACGATGACAAATGTACAGGAAATTTGGAGACCAATTCCAAATCATGAAGGATTTGAAGTAAGCAATCTAGGCAGAGTAAAAAGAGTATCATTTATGGTACTTGATACACTAGGAAGGTTACACAATAAGCAAGAAAAAATACTTGCATTGAATAAGTGTAGAAAGGGTTACGTTAAATGTGATCTATGCTTTGATAAGCAGAAAAAAAGTAAGAAACTACACAGGTTAATTGCTGCTGCATTTATTCCTAATCCTAGAAACCTACCACAGGTCAATCATATCAACGGCATAAAGGATGATAATAGAATAGAGAATTTGGAATGGTGCGACAATAGTATGAACCAGAAGCATGCCTACAAACTAGGATTGAATAAGGCTAGAAAGAACATGTTTAACAACGCAAAGAAAGTTAAAGACTTAGAGACTGGGAAGATTTACGATTCTGGTCTTGATTGTTGGAAATCAAACGATATAAAAATTACATATTGTTCTTTTGCACATCGTGTTAAAGACGGTAGAGAAAAAAGATTTATTTACATTTAAACGGTAACTATGCGGATATTGTATTCAGTGCATTTGTACCCTCCAAAACACAACTGTCTCTAGTGGGTAGGTTGTAATATATCTACCCACTAGAGATAAAACCAAGAGGAGCAGAGTGGATGATTCACACAATGAATCGAGACCTTTTAAAGCGAGGACACGAAGTTAAAATCATCCTTCACCAAGCAAACCAACACAAGATTACTTCCATGTATGACTTTGACGGGGTTACAGTGTTTCCACCTGATAAAAACATGATGGATCAGTTATTCAGATGGGCAGATATTGTAATAACACATTTAGATTATACAAAGTGGACTGTATGGGAAGCTGATAAATACAAAAAGCCTGTATTCTTCATTACCCACAACGATACAGAATATCAATCTATTGTTGATGGTTTAGGTAAAATAAGGATCATTTATAACAGCGAATGGATTAGGGAAAAACTGAACTACAAATATCCGTCTTTCGTCTTTCCTCCACCTACTGATGATTGGTACAA